GTTCTGGTAGTTCGCCGCCTGAAGGTCTTGCCCGAAATTCTGCTGGGTCTGGGCCGCGTTCTGGTTGAAGCCCTGGGCTTGTGCCTGATTCTGGAACGTGCCCGCGCCCATCAGTTCGTTCCAGCCCTGCTCGCGGCCCTGCATCTGCATACCGAACTGGCGCTGCTGCTCCACGCCGCCGGCCTCCAGGGCGTTGTAGCGTTCACGGGACTGCTGGTCGCCGAGTCGTTGCGCCTCCCGGTTCCACTGCTCGCTGCCACGGGTCAGGCCCATGTTCGCCAGCTTGGCCTCCAGGCCGGCCTGGGCCTGCTGGTGCTCGGGCCGCATGCGGTCGAACATCGCGTTCTCGATCCGCTGGCGGCCCTGGTCGTCGGCGGTCGGCATGCTGCCGAGGCTCGCGGTGTTCAGCCCGGACATCAGGCCCTGGCCCGCGCCCTGGAGTTGCCCGGACTGGGGCACCTTGCCCATCGCCTGGAGGTTGCCCCAGTCGAAGTCCTTCGAGACCGCCTCGTTGGCGCGGCCGAGCATGCCCTGGGCGGTGCCCATGAGGCCCTTGCTGATCGCCATCTCGGAGTCGACGGCGGCCTGCTGGTCGGGCGATAGCTGGGTGCTCTGCGACCACTTGTTGATCGTCTGGCCGGTGGCAGGGTCGACCACGGCCTGGGTCGACCATGACGTCTTGTTGCCGTACATGTCCGTCTGGTCGGGACGGTTCGCCCAGTCGGCCTGGGTCTGCGCCTGCTGGCTGCTCTTGGCCGTGGCCTCGGCCTGGGCCCGGTAGTCGGGCGGCGGCGGCGGTGCTGACTTCTTGCCCATGTCAATGCGTCCTGTGCGGTGAGATCCACTTGCAGTCGTCGCGCTTCATCCGCATGACGATCAGCGACCCGTCGGGATGTGCTCCCTCAAGCTCCACCACGGTCTCGAAGCCGAGCCGGGTGTCGATGTCCTGGGCCGTGTCGTTCCCGCTCGGGACGAACGCCAGCACCTGGGAGCAGCCCATCGTGTTGAAGGGGTAGTCGAAGGCGGCGTGCAGGATCGCCTTGTCGATCCAGCCCGGCTCGCCGGCCATGTGCATCACCACGCTCGCGCCGTTGTAGCTGTCGTAGCCGACCACGCCGCGCAAGTGCCCGTCGATGTGACTGAGGCTCCCGATGGCGCGGAAGAACGGCGACGGCATGTAGCCGATCCGGTCGCAGATCCAGCGCATCAGGCCGATCTGGTTCTCGGTAGTGATCACAGGATGCCTCCCTGCTCGACCAGGGCCTGCCAGCCGACGAAGATCGTGTCGGCCGCGCCCCGCACGCGCATCGCCAGGGAGCCGTACCTGCCCGTGCCGGACGCGCCGGCCCAGCCCTCGTAGCTTTGGCCCTCGCCGTCCCACGTCGCCAAGTCCCACGTCGCGACGTCCCAGAGGTTCTCGCCGGCCCCGAGGTAGGGTGGCACGCTGCTCGGTGCCCCCAGGTTCCACTCGGCGTTCAGACGTGTCTGCACGCCTGGGGCCGAGGACGAGATGAAGCTCGGCCGGACCATCAGGAAGCGCTTGACCCGGATGCCCTCGCCCATCGGCAGGAAGGCGGTCACGCAGACGGCCTGGAGATCGAGGCCGGGGACGTCATCGACGGCCCCGTCGGTGCTGCCCTCGAAGATCCACCAGACGTGGCCGTTGAGATCTCCGCAGTAGGACGCCCCGTTGAAGGTCGCCACGGTCAGCATCGGGATGCTGCGCAGGGTCGCGAAGGCGCGGTTGTTCACCTCGTAGACCCACTGCAGGTTCTCGGTGTTGATCTCGGCCCGGTTGATGATGATCAACTGCTCCTGGGGCAGGAAGACCACCTCCCAGTAGCGGCTGTCGAGGCTCGCCGCGATGTCGACCGCCAGGGCCGAGTTGATGGCCTGGGCGGTGCCGACGTTCTCGAAGAAGCCCTGGCCGCGCATCAGTTCGGACATGAAGCACATGCCGCGCTCGGACAGGATGATCACGTCGGACCCGTACAGGCTGAAGAAGCGGTGCCCGGTCGGCACCCGGCCGACGTACCAGCGGCCCTGGACGTGCTCGGGCAGGCTCGGGTCGGAGGCGTCGTCGCCTCCGTACACCAGCACGTCGCCCTGGTCGCTGACGACCACGAGTTGGTTGTTGACCGTGCCGCCGCCCGTGCTGCTGCCCTGGCCCCCGCCGCCATCGGCGGTCCAGTTGATGAGGGCCGCAAGCTCGCCGCCGTTGGGCAGCATCGCGCCGAAGTCGAACGAGACCGCCGCCCCGTAGAACTGGCCGAGCGGCAAGTACCACGCACGGGTGCTGCCGCCCTCGATGAACCAGAGCCGGTTCTTGAAGACGGTGACGAAGGTGAAGAGGTTCGGGTTGACGCCACCGACCTGCCCGACCCCGGCACCCATCGTGACGTGCGTGAACGTCGTGCCGTTGTAGACCCAGTATCCACTCCCGGGGTTCACGCAGACGAGGCCATGCACGCCGGCCTGGGACACGAAGTTGAGCGACGTCCACTCGCCCGGGGGCGTGCCGCCCGTCACCGTCGTGACGGCGGCCGGCGTGACGCCCGACAGCGTGGCCGTCGTCACGTTGTAGATCTTGCCCGTGCTGGTCGCCGCGAACATCTTCGGGACGCCGAGCGCCGGCTGGTACTTCATCAGGCTGCGCACCTCGCCGTCGAGGTTCGACGTCCAGCGTGTGAAGCCCCGCCGCATCTGGCACCCGAGGGCCCGGGGGATCAGGTTCTCCAGGCGCAGGGCCGTCAGCGGACTGCCGGCCGTCAGCGGCTGGGCCGTGTTGATCCCCTTCTGCGGCGACGGGAAGGCGAACGCCGAGTGCGTCTGGGTCGCGCTCGACCGGCGCGGGATGGTCCGGCGCGGGTGGGGTGAAACCTGCAGGACCATCAGTGGCTCACCTTGTCGTACGGCCGCTGCTGCGTCCTGGCCTGGGCCATGCTCAGTGCCTGCGACTCGCAGTCGGGCCCGGACCCGCTGGCGCAGACGTACTGTCCGCGCTCGTCGGTGCAGATCCAGGTCCAGCGGTCGAAGCCCGGCCCGGCCGCCATCGGCTCGGTCCCTTCGTTCGGGTCAGGGACGTGCTCCAGGGTGTGGGTGATGGCCCAGCCAGGGGGGAGATCGAGCGGCATTTCGTTACCCGTAACCGTAGAGGCTCGACGGCAGGTTGCCGGTGTTGATCAGCGGGAAGCGGGCCGGCGGGCCGACCATGTTGAGGACGTTCGCGCCCTTCTCGGCACCGATCCGGCTGTCGAAGGCGAGCAGGAAGTCGCGCACCGCAGCGCTGCTGTCGAAGCCCTTGGCCTCCAGCCACTTCACGCGGGTCAGCAGCGACATCAGGATGCCGTCAAGCTGGAACACGTCGCCGTTCTTGCTGGCGACGTTCTTGTAGAGCGCGGGGTCGTCGGCGTCCTGCACCAGGGCCCGCGACAGGTACATGTAGTCGAAGGGCTGGCCGGGTGCCGGCGGCGGGGCCAGGAACCAGATCTGGCGCTGCCGGATCTGCCACGCCAGCGACGAGTTGGGCGAGATCATCCAGCCCTGGGGCGCGACCGGACCGAACCGCGACGTGGTCTGGTCGATCATCCGGTAGAAGTCCTCGGGCAGGTCGAACCCGACCTCGGTCGGCGCGCCCGGGACCGGCGGGGTGGCCGTGTAAACGGTGAGGCTTCCCCTCTTGGTGAGTTGGCTCCACTCGTAGGCGTTCAGCATCTCCAGGCTGGCGAAGTTCGCCGCCGTCCGCATCAGCGCGATGTTGGTGTCGGTCGAGCCGGCCGGATCGGCCGGGGCCGGCAGGGACACCAGCGAGCACACCGACTGGATCAACGTCGCGAGCGACGAGAAGTCGGTCATCTGGTACGGCATGCTGATGCTCCAGGCTTAACGTCGAAAGTTCTTGCGGCCCGCAGCGGCCTCTTCGCGCTGCTGCTCCGACGGCGTCGGTGTGTCGGTCTGGAGCAAGGCCGCCTCGGCTTGGGCCTTGGCGTCACGCAGGGCCTGCATCTCGGCCTCCATGGCGTGCATGCGGGCCATCAGGGCCTCGTTGCCGCTGACCTTGTCGAGGTACTTCCGGGCCGCCTGCTGCATCTCGCGCGCGCCCTGCCACGTCATGTTGGCGTCGGACAGGTTCGCAAGCTGCTCGATGGTCCGGATCTTGAAGTAGGCCAACTCCTCGACGTGGGCCTCGGTCAGGAACGGGGCCACCTTCAGCGGCGTGCCGACGACCTGATCCTTGATGCCGGCCTGGAACTGCGCCCAGTACTGCGGGAAGCGCCGGATGTGCTGCTCCCAAACCTCGGCGGTGACGATGTTGTTCTTGTCCCCGGGGATCGCGATCTCGACGTGGGGCACGTCGCGGAAGATCGGCCGGTTCTCCTTCGTGGAAGCCTCGACGTCGATGCGCGGGCGCATGAAGAAGCGGACCAGCAGGGTGTCGTCGTGGCCGGGGCCCATCCCGGGCGGCAAGCCGCCGGTCGCCTGCCCGAACCGGCGTGCGTCGGCACCGACGGTCTGGTCGAACTTCGTCCAGTCGGTGGGTGTGCTGTTCTGCAGGGCTTCAACCTGCTGCGCGTCGAGAGTCATGTGGGTTCTCCTTGTGCGCGGGATGTTGGGAAAGCGTGGGCGGCCCATCCCGCTGAAGCCGCCTATGCAATTCGGGGGCTGGTCGACAGGTAACCCTGGGCTGTCAGCGGCAGGCCGGCGTACCAGTAGACCGGTGGATCGGTCGAGATCCGGATCTGGCCCAGCGCATTCGTCGCCACGCCAGGGCCCTGCGGCACCAGCGGGTTGGTGCTGTCGGTGAGGGCCCCGTTGTTGAGGTAGCCGATGGCGGCGAGGAATAGCTGGGGGGTCGCCCCCGCCGCCACGGCAAGGCCGCCATCGGCGGCAGTGGGGGTGCCGCCGTTGAAGTTGACCGGCGGCTTGCTCGACAGGAGGATTCGACCCTGCAGGTCGAACTTGAGCACGCCAGCGGTCAGCATGGCGTGCTCCGGTCAGGCCGGCGTAGCGCTGGCGGTGCTGGACACGCCGAACACCGACTGCCCAATCGTGATGGACACGCCCGAGCGGTTGGCGAAGCCGGTCTCGACCACCGCGCCGTTGGCGACCGTACCCACGGCCGTGACCGTCTTGGTCGGGAAGCCCGTGTAGGTCGTCGGTCCTGCGCCCGCGTCACGCAGGCCGCCCTGGCCCGCCATGCCGATGCCGAAACCAGCCGTGTACGGGTTGGACGTGCCGTCGGCGAGGGACCGCCCGCCGCCGATGTACATCATGGTCGCGTTGGCCGCAGCCGTGCCGTCGGGCTTGGTGACGCCCGGGACGTAGTCGTCGTTGAAGCCTGCGGCGACGATGCTGGCGGGGGCCGTCGGCGGGAAGATCGGCGGCGAGCCGAACCCGATGCCGGTCGAGAGCGCACCCGTCGAGGCGTTGTTGCTGGGGGTGCCTGCCGAGTTGGGGGCCGCGTTGTAGGCGATGTCGACGTCGCGGTCCTTGGGCGAACCCCTCGGGCCCGAGAGCAGGTCGAAGATGACCGACGGCCCCAGGCTGGGGTTGGCGAGGTTCTGAGCAGCCGTGCTGCCGGGAAGTCCTGCGGGCATGTGTAGCTCCAGTGTTTAAACGGCCCGGACGATGAAGCCCGGGCCTTTGCTTCACTCGTCGCCGGACTCTTCGCCGCCCGACTCCGAGCCTTCCTTCGAGGGCGTCGGAACGAGCGTGCCTTCAGCCGGCACGAAGATGACGATCCAGCCGGTCTGCTGCGACCATGCCGTCTTCATCTCGAATTTCGGTTCTGGCGACTCGCCGCCACCGCCGCCCGGGCCTTCCGGGAAGTTGCCGGTTCCAGGGTTCCAGCCGGCAATCGGGAGCGTCGGGCGCGGATCGTTCGGGCCCCAGATGCCGGGAGGCTGTCCTGGCTGCGGAGGCATCGGCCCACCCTGGCCCGGCGGGCGGGTGCCCGGCGGGAAGAAGATCGGGTGAGTGGGCCACGGGCCGCCCGCGATGGGGTGCGACGGGACCGG